TTTCGAACATATGGCGACTCCAAATCGGTGGACCCAGACACGGTTTCAGACCTGGTCCGGAATGTGGTCATGGCAGGGTTTGATGCTACACGCGAATCCTCGAATATGTGCGATGATGTGGATCTGGTCTACCCGAAACGCGCTCCCTCGAAATCGCGGATTTTGTCGACCATTGAATTGTTGCTAAAAACTCCTCTCGACAATATGCACAAAATCAAGACGGACGACACCGAGGATAAATCGAAACTGTTGACGATTGGTGCCATGTTTGAGAAGATGCGTGGAGGCGACAAGTTTCACACAAGTGGTGACGGAGACTTGGACGACGACTCTGACGCAGAAGAACTAGAAAATGCAGGTGATTTAGAAGAGGATTCGGACGAAGAGGACTACAGAGAATCGACTTACCAATCGTCGGTGAAAGTCAGCAGAACATGTACTTTAGTTGAATTGCTGGTTTCGGATAAATACAATCGCGACGCGAAAATCACGCGAGTCGACGAAGCACTGACACAGTTGTTCCCGCCATTGAAAGGCGATGAAGTGACATTCATCGGGTCGACTTTCATGCGAAACGGCGAACCCGAACCTTATCTGAATCACTGTTTTGTCGTCGGGTCTTGCGACCCGGTGGATGGCACGACGATCGAAACTACCGCGACAGAGCGCGAGATGCTTTTGCGATGGACCGACCTGGTCACGACGGAGAACCCCGATATTATCATCGGGTACAATATCTTTGGTTTTGATTATGAGTTCATGTTCCGTCGTGCGATCGAGAATGACTGCACCAAAACGTTCTTGTTATTATCACGCCGCATCGGCGAATTGTGTGTCAAGGAACAGGGATTTAGGAAACCTGGTGCTGCATCAAATACAGATGCGACAAAACCTGGTGATTCGACAAAACCTGGTGATTCCTCAGACTCGATTGATATCGAGCATACCACCATTGCCCTCGCAAGTGGCGACTACGACCTCAAATACATCAAACAAACAGGTCGATTGCAAGTCGATATGTATATGTATTTGCGGCGTGAGTACAATTTCGGATCGTACAAACTCGATGATATGGCGTCGTATTTCATCAGCGACGACATCAAGCGTGTTGAAATCATACATGACGCGAGTGACGATTCTACAGTGACACATCTTTACGAGGATGATGTGTCCACCACAGTGACCCATCTTTACAGTAAGAATCTGATGGGACTCCACGTCGGCGACTTTATCCATGTCGAAATCACCAGTTTCACCAGCGATTACTACGACGGCGGCAGGAAATTCGTGGTCGAAGATATCCTAAAGGACCAACCCGCCGATCCTCTTGTTCCGGATGGACCAAAAACAAATATCATCGTGATTCGCGGCGACCACTCCGAACTGCGTTCTTACAAAAGCATCAAGTGGGGCATGGCAAAAGACGATGTGACGCCGCAAGATATCTTCCGACTGACCAAGGGCAGCGCAGCAGACCGAGCTCTTATCGCAAAATACTGTATTCAGGATTGCAACCTGGTTCACCACCTTTTGAACAAAGTCGATGTCTTGACAGGTTATGTCGAAATGTCGTCGATTTGCAGCGTCCCCATCAGTTTCTTGGTATTCCGCGGGCAAGGAATCAAACTGACGAGTTATGTGGCAAAGAAATGCCGTGCTAAAGATACCTTGATGCCGGATTTAGAGAAATCGGGAGGCAATGAAGGATACGAAGGCGCCATCGTACTTCCTCCTAAATGTTCGATGTATATGGACAATCCGGTTGCCTGCGTCGATTATGCCTCTCTGTACCCCTCGTCGATGATTAGTCAGAACTTCTCGCACGACAGTAAAGTCTGGACCCGCGAATATGATTTAGAAGGGAATCTTCTAAAAGAAACTGGCGAGAAAGACCGGAAGACCGGCAAATACAAATACGATGAATTGCCGGGATTCGAGTACATCGACATCGAATTTGATACGTTCCGGTATGTGCGTAGGACACCCACTAGCGCCGCGGTCAAGACCAAGTGTGGGAAGAAAGTGTGTCGCTGGGCACAGTTTCCCGACTCGAGAAAAGGTATCATGCCGAGTATTTTGGAGGAATTGCTAAAGGCACGGTCGGATACGCGGAAGAAGGCAAAGACCGAACCTGACCCTTTCATGCAGAATGTGCTGGATAAGCGTCAATTAGGTTACAAGGTGACTGCAAATTCGTTGTATGGACAATGTGGAGCAAAGACATCGTCTTTCTACGAGAAGGATGTTGCGGCGTCGACGACGGCAACGGGGCGAATGATGATTACCTATGCTCGCAGGATTATTGAGGAGGTTTATGGAAATCGTGAGTATGATACGGAATGCCATGGACCTGTTTTGACGAAAGCAGAGTATGTTTATGGTGACAGTGTCGCAAATTATACTCCGGTTTATGTTCGGACCGCTGATGGAACCATGGATATTTGTACGATTGAAAGTTTAGCAGAAAAATATGGAACGGCGAAGGGAGAATGGGCAATATGTGAAGAACCTGGGAAACAGACCAAGGAATTCTGTGAAATGTGTCCAGGAGTAGAAACGTGGACAGATAAGGGATGGACCAAGTTGCATCGCGTGATAAGACATGCCTTGGCGCCGAATAAAAAGATGATTCGTGTGGTGACACATACTGGATTGGTGGATGTGACGGATGACCATTCACTATTGAGAGAGGACGGGACCGAGATTTCACCTAAAGAAGTCAAAGTCGGTGATACATTATTGCATAGTTCTCTGCCTTTTGGATATTGGAAACGCGGTGGTGATATTGCGTATTCGGAAGTATTTGATACCCAGTTGGAAGCAGCGATTGCTGTGTCGCGAAGTCCGTGCGTCTTCTCTATTATTGAAGTTGTCCTGAATAAATGCGTATCCAAATACTGCATCATCAATAAAACCCTCATTTCCGACTGGTCTTCGAATGCGATTCAGAACATGCGTGAAATCCCCTACGAGGGATATGTCTATGACTTGACCACCGACAACCACCATTTCGCAGCAGGAATCGGCAACCTCATAGTCCATAATACGGACTCGGTATTCTTCACTTTCAATCTGGAAGACCCGAAGACAGGCGAGAAAGTTCGCGGTCCGAAAGCGCTCGAGATGACTATCGAGATTGCCCAAGATGCTGCTGCGCTCTGTACGCGATTCTTGAAACCGCCAATGGAACTCAGTTATGAGAAGACACTCATGCCATTCATTCTCCTAAAGAAGAAGCGGTATGTCGGCATGCTCTACGAGACCGACCCGAAGAAAGGCAAATTGAAATACATGGGTCTCTCTATCAAACGCCGCGATTCGTGCGATTATCTGAAAGACGTCTACGGCGGCATTCTCAATATTCTGATGAAAGAGAACGATATCATGAAGTCGGTGGACTTTCTCCATAAGTGTTTAGAGGAATTGGTGCAAGGTCGGGTGCCGATGGAAAAACTCATGATAACTCGTGCTCTCAGCAGTTATTACAAGAATCCGCAGACGATTGCGCATCGCGTTTTAGCAGATAGAATTGCGAAGAGAGACCCGGGGAACAAACCGAAACCGGGCGACCGTCTCAAGTTCGTGTTCTTCGAGAACCCTGCTGCAAAACTACAGGGTGAGAAAATCGAATTGCCTGAGTATATTCAATCGGAGAATCTGAAAATCGATTATGCGCACTATATTACGAGGCAATTGATGAAACCTCTGCAACAGTTGTATGGTCTCGGGTTGGAACAAATCTGGGAGCATCAGAAAAAACAGTTGGCAATCCGAACACATAAGAAGGAAGTGGCAGATTTACGTAAAAAATACCCCGACCAAGAGACCTTCGCAAAAAAACACGACGATTTCTGCTCGAAAAAAGTGAAACCGCTCTTGTTCGATAAGTGGTTGACACAGTTACAGAACCAGCGAAACAATGCGCGCGAAATAACCGGGTTCTTCAAACCTGTAAATAAATCGTAACAAAATGCATGTACACTATATAAGAATGTCAACTAGAAAAAGAGGCAACAATCGTAAGAAAGGTACGAGAGGACGAACGCAGAAAGGAGGAAGTGGATTTCTTGACAAATTAAAGAGTTGGGTTGGATTCTCACAAGATCCAAGTCCAAGTCAAGAAGACCCGAAACCCTCTGCCGAAACTACTCCTTCTCCGTCTCCTTTACCTAGGTTAAGTGGCGGAAATCGTAGAAGAAAGAAGAGAAGAACATAGGATATGCGTCCTCGTCGTCGTACGGATAGTGTTTTGGTAAATCTAGCAAAACACTATACCCACAACTGTCATGTGGTCTATGATTCTATTTAACGGTATTTTATCTATAATAATCATATTTATTGCCCATCAACTCTGGGAATACTGCAAGATTAATTACACTACACAGAAAACGAAGAATTTAGTGGAAACACAGGCGTCTAAATATAAACAAATTGCGGAAGATATGGAGCGTAATTCATCTCCGATGCACTCCGGGTCTTATTTGAATTCATCTCCGATGCACTCCGATGAATATGCAACGACCCATCGTGCATCAGAGATGCACTCCGGGTCTTATTTGAATTCGACTACATTAGTTATGGTAGAATCTCCTCCAAAACAACTGCCCGTAAAAATCCAACCGTCTGATTTTTTACCTCTCGACGAAAAGGAATGGGTTCACAAAGAACTTGCCACGTTTATAGATACGTTGTAATGCTAACTCCCACAGAAAATTACGACCGACGCATTACCACACAAATGTAACCCGCAGTGTAAAAAAGTGGATAACCATACATGTCCTCGGTTATGTAGATACCAACTAGCAGGGAACAGCAAAACCACCGCAACATAACAAATCCAGAACAAAAGAGAGTTGATCTTGAGAATAATCGCGCGCACAAAAAGATAGATGAATCCGACGCAGACCACAAACATGTCTACATTTCGTCTAAATCCGAATTTAGGGTCCCTCCAATGATTTAATGAAGTAAGGAGAATGATAATACAAAGTACACCCGCGTCATATTGTTTCTTGTGGAATGCATATATTGCAGTAACCCCGATTAATAACGATAACCAGAATAATATATCGGATTGGTCTTTAGGAAGGAATGGAACTTCTTCGTTTATTTCGAGAGGTTGCATACGATTTTCCATTCTTGTAATGAATAAACATATTATCCTCGAAATGTGAAACAAATTATTCATAATTTAAAAAATAAGGTACTAAATAAGAAACAAAAATCAGAAGAACAATATTCGAGTTTGTACTAAGATATTTACTCAATAAAGATGCGATGAAACAGGTGGCGACAATCATCGTCGAATCTGCTAGAATTGCTTTCCATCCGACTTCCTTCGCGTATACTTTAAAGAAATCCAGCATAGCGTTATGTCCAATAGGCGTGCTTTCGAATATTGCGGAGAAAAGAAGGTCGTGGAATATCTGTATAGCGACTGCTAACCCAGCAAAATAAAAGAGGTTGAATGTCGAGAAGACATAATAATAGAAAAATCTCGCGAGTATTAACCCGAGAACAATGCTCAATACATCCGCACCGAGTGCCATGATATGGTATTTCATGTACCACGTTTTCAATGTTTTCGAGTCGATAATACCTTTGAATGTACCGAAAATTCCGACAAGGTCGACAATCAGTGCCGCGTTGAAAATGGGGAAATAGTCTGAAATTTTATCAAAATGTGATATGTCGCCGAAATTCATTATATAAACTCCGGAGAAGGAGTTTCGGTGTTCTTCCGACTCCGCAATGAACGTCTATTCATATGGGCAAAAATCCATATGACTAGACGTCAAGTAATACAGCACCAATGTCTAGTCGTATCACGGTTGCATCCGACTTTTTCATGTATGGCAACTATCTACCTCTCATCAAAACATCGAATATAATATATTTTAAATTTATACATGCCATTTATTCGTAATTATAATGGAGCAATGAAAATATTGAAAGAAATCGGAAATGGGACGTGTAAAGGAACGTGCAAAACAACGTGGATACGCAATTTAAGATATGCATTAAAAACAAAAACAAACCCTTTATCATTAACCAAAAAACAGCGTAAAAATATGACTGAAAAACTTACAAGCGTTTCGGGTAAAGATGCTATAAATCAACACAGCAAAACATTAAAAAAATATAAAAATCGAAAATCGCCACCATATCCGGCAAATGAAAATTGCGATAAAAAAATGGTCGGTAATGATGGGAACCTTTACCTATCTAAACGAAATATAAATGATGTCTGTTCTTGGAAAAAAATATAAACGGCAACGAATGCCTAGAGTCATATGGGGGGTTGCCCATTGCCTCCGGCAGACTAGACATTAAGACAAAGGTGTAAAAATATGAATGCATTATATGGTAAATAAAATGCGTTCTTTCAATAAAACTCGAAAAACCCCCCATCCCGAAATAGCAAATATTCCGCCTCCTTTTTGTCGACAAGGAAACAAATTCCCAATGCGTTCAGAAATCATCCGTCTGATTCCTCCCCATAAACGCTACGTCGAACCCTTCTTAGGGTCTGGTGCCATATTCTACAATAAACCTCTCGACATCTCTCAGGAAAACGTGTTGAACGATTTAGACAAACATACTTACGACCAACATCGCGTGTTGCGTGATGCACCAACAGACCCTGCGAAATACCCGGCACCTCTCAATACGTTTCCTAAAATCAAGAAGTTTTATCAAAAAACCGTAAAAACAACTGCCGATCGATTAATACACGAAAAGATAGAGGCGTGTAATGGATTTTCTGGGTCGCCTGTCCGTCTCTCCTACGGGATTTACCGGAAGGCAGACCCGACCAAGATTCTCAGAAATCTCCGGCATTATCAGTCGCGACTAAAACACAACACGAAACTACTGAACCAAGATTATTCTGCGGTTGTCAAGAAATACGATTCGCCGACGACATTCTTTTTCTTCGACCCGCCGTATGAACACACCCGCGCCATATACGGGTATGGAGAGCACAAGGATTTCGATTTCGACAAACTACAAGAGGTTTTGCGAAGTATAAAAGGCAAGTTTCTGATGACCATCAACGACAGTCCGAACATTCGCAATATATTTAAGGACTTCAATATAAAGACGACACGGGTTTATGCGCGATGGTCGCGCAAAACAAAACGGGCAACGGACCGCAAAGAATTATTAATTACGAATTATTGAACCACTCACAATTTGATTTGCTATACAGTAATGATGAGCAGCAGCAATTATATGAGTAGCAATATGGTTTAATTTATAAAATGGCGATATTTTAACTACCGCCCATGATGCCCATATACACATAGAATGTTTTGCAATTAATATCATAAGATCCGTATAAGAACGATAGTCTTTTTCAATTAACAAGTTCATAACAACTGCAGTCAACCCGGGAAGGTTAATAAGTATATAGAGATAGATTCTCTTTGGCGACTCTTGATTAAATCGTAATTGGTCGCCATTCGTTTTCATACTTTTGATATGTCGAATCGTTAACCATCCAAAAGATATATTTAACCAGACCAAAAATAGAACACATCTCAAAATGAATTTAGGCGACGATGGATAATAACTCCAAACGGTCGAAACAAAACTTCCAAACGCACAGACATTCACTCCAATTGCGTCGTTTATCATAAGTTGACTACCATCAGTTAGACTATCAAAAGATTCTCCTGTCAATCTTAACTCATTGTATAAAAAATGATGAAAATCATAACTTGTATATGATAGAAACGCTACACAACACATATCAATGATTGCCGGAATTTCGGTAAAATTATTATTTTTGTATACATAAGCGCATACGACATAGGAAAGGAACAAAGAGTATTGACAGATATATTCGCAAATTAAATAAGAGTTATACTTGACAACTAGTTGTTTATACGATTTTCTTAAAATGGTCATTAACCAATAAATATTGAGAGCGTAAAATCCCCATATAGACAGGTTATAACCCAAGTACAAGGTAGTTCGATTTCCCATCAGGTCTTGATGCCAAGAATAAGTGGTCGGATTAAATACCACGAATCTTCCAAGGTCAATAATACGGACTTTTACAAATGACACAAGAAATGCAAGGTCAAACGCGTTTTTTATAATGGGTTCGATTTTCTTGAGTTTGTTCGATTTTGAACGTTCAATTAAGTCGCATACTATTATTTTGCCGCTATAAAAAATTGTCGAATATTCACATCGAGTAAAATAGACCACCGTATTATCTGGTCGATCATCATTTGATGCGAAAATGAGTTTAAATCCAATGTTTGTCAACACAAACGCGTGGTGAATAAAGGACGACCCATAAATCATGTAAGATGCCATAACCACCGCAAGATAATAACGAAACCAATCATTTTGCAACGCGTAAATACTAGATAACGTAACAAACATATTTACGTAACCACGTAAAATATTATGTTCAGATTTAGGTTTTTCAAGAACGTCATTGGGGAGGGTTTGATCAATCGAGTTGTTTACTTCTGCATTTTCGGTCATTTTTATTATTGAATCCCCGTAAATTGTATTAGATTTATAAATATGTACTCAGGTTTTTATGTTTTTATAGTTAATGTATTTTGATCATGCCTGAGTATGTACCAAAATCACCCCATAATATAAATGAAGCATTTGCTATTAATCTTCACATTAATTGTATTTTTCATTCTTGTGTGCTTCGTATACCCGTATTACCAATCCAACTACTCCACGTCGAGCAAATCAAAAGAAGGTATGACGTCCGACGAGTTCGACGAATATGTCCAGTCATTCAAGGAAAAAGAGAACCGCATGTTCCCATTCCGCTATTTCACCGACGAAAATGACCGAGTTCTGCCTTTCGTGGCAGTCACCGGATTTTTCCGCGAGAAAGCAGCAGAGGATAAATACCATGAATATGTCGCGAACGGCATACATGTATTCGGCATCACTGCCTATAAATCATTCCCGAATCGTGCGCTAATGGACTCGACGGAAGGCGAATACGAACGCAACGATACATTCGATTACACTGGGAAAATCCGCGATTGGTTATGTTGTTTCCGGAGCGCAGAGGAAAATGGGTTCACTGGCAAGAATCAATTGATTGATATAAGTGAATCCGATTTCTATAATGCAGAGGACGATTCCGTTTTGGATGCGGTGCCCAAGAAATACGATTTCATTTATATCTGCAATAAAGATTCCGACGACTGTCCTCTCGACGGTTGGAATGCGTTCAACCGCAACTTCGATTTAGCGAAAAAATGTTTCCCTGTCATGTGTGCCGAGTTTGGACTGAACGGACTCATTGTTGGAAGAGAAAATTGCGGATTAGAGGAAGAAGAATACGGCAAATATTTAGAGGTAATCGGATGGTTGGATTGGTCTGACCTACAAGCGAAAATGCGAGAGGCGAAATTCCTTTTTGTGCCAAATATATTTGATGCGTCTCCCCGTGTCGTATCCGAATGTATTACTAAGAATTTGCAAGTATTAATGAACCGTGAAATCATGTGCGGGTTCAAGTATATTAATTACCAGACAGGTGAATTGTTCAACGATGAGAAGGATATAAGAAACGCATTGATAAATCTTCTCGCAAAACCCGTATCGGTTTCTTCGAAAAAATGGTGGGCAGAAAATTATAGTCAGGATAAGTCGCAAAAACGATTGCGCGATTTTTTGGCGGAAGGAAATCCCGGAATTATCGACGATGTACAAAGAGTCAAGTTTATTTTATAACGGATGACACAATATATTATATAAAATGTCTGCGTTTGAGTCTGAACATCTTATTGCAACAAATAAAAATACCCTCATTTGTACCGTTGGTCGGATGAACCCTCCTACTCCTGGTCATTTGTTTATCATAAGACGTCTATTATCAAACGCAGTTGAACTTGGAGTAGATGAAATATATGTGTTCCTCTCGAGTAGTCAAGATAATAAGAACCCGTTGGTGTGCGATGAAACGCAGAAAAAACATATTTTGCAAAAGATGGTTCAGTCTCTCAAACGGAAGATGGGAGAGGAATCACCGGAACACAAATCTGCTATATCGGACATTCGGGTTATGATAGAGTGTTGCGAAAAAAGTCCGGTGGTGGGATTATTTGAAAAAATATACGAGAAGACGACTGCATTACCGAGTGAATTAATTCATATATACATTACTTTGGGGGAGGATAGGGAATCGATTAAATTTAAGGTTGAGGGGACGGTATTTCATAAGGATTATTTGCCAAGACCGGGGATGGAGAATGCGTTGGCAGACGAGAATGCGACCAAGCATGCGACAGAGAATGCGACCGAACCCACTGTAGATATTGGGTCGATGTCTGCCTCTTTGGTAAGAAAAATCGTCCAAGAAGGAAACAAAGACCGGTTCGAATCGGTTTATTCGGATTATTTAAGCACCACCGATATGGACGATCTTTATAAATGGATTGACACTGGATTGAAGAAACCACCAAAGAGTCCCAAAACAAGACCAAAATCGGTTAAACGAAAGAGAGACATAAACGAAAAGAAGAGTCCAAAGAGTTCTAAAAAGAGGGGCGGCAGAAAATCCAGAAAAATTGATTTTAAAAACAAACATAAATAATATGCTGCAAAATATACCAATTGCGATTCAATTATAAAATGAACTCCCTCTCGAAATATACCGCGATTTTAAATCGGTTTCCCAAATTCGAACTTTCCTATGAAACGGTTTCCCATAAGAAAGTTTCCACAAATACTGGTACCAAGGAGAATACACCGTCGTCAAGCGATTCTGTCGCTATCGCAATATCACTCGGACGTAAGTATTTTATCTGGTATACATACGAATATGGCACTTCAAAAGACGCATGTTATTTAGTCGGACTAGACAAGGATAAACGTATATGTTCGATTGAACCACGTCTTAGCGACTTGCCGTATGGTTCTTGTCCGCCGCGATATTGTCTTGGAACTGTCGTATATGGGACAATGTATGAAAATAGTTCGGACCCTTCCGAAAAAGGCAGCAAACCCCATTTCATAGCAGAAGATATTTATTATTATTGCGGCACCAACCTCTCGAACCTCTGTTTCGGCGACCGTATTGGGTTTATGCGCGATTTCGTGAAAGGCATTACCAATGACACGATTTCCTTGCCTCTCATGTGGTACGTAAATGCAGGAAAAGAGCAGACCCCAATCATACCCCCCGAATTCGCATCGAAAATCGGGTACACTCCGCACCATATTCAGTACCGTGAAATTCGGAGAGTCGCGCCTTATATCAATGTGGCAATCCCGAAACGCGGTGCGATTCCATCGTCAGCGGGATTACCAGTATCTTCTGCCAAGGTCGCACAGAAAATAACGGCAACTTCGGTAATGAACCCGATTCCAAAATTTGATTTCTCAAAACCCGCGTTCCGGTATTCCGCGGTATTCAATATCACGGCAGATCCACAACTCGATTTGTATCATTTGTATGCGTATGGTGGTCCGAATAACTCCGTATATTGCGGTCTAGCAGGAGTGCAATCATTCAAAACAAGTATATTTATGAACAAGTTGTTTAGGCGGATAAGAGAGAATGAGAATTTGGATTTAGCGGAAGAAAGTGAGGACGAATCGGATTTCGAAAATATGGACACGAATAAATACGTGAATTTAGACGCGATTTTGACGATTGAGTGTGTATTCAACCAGAAACATAAAAAATGGATTCCTGTGCGTTTGTCTACTGACAAGTTGACGCACATTGAGAAGTTGATTGCGGCATCTGGATACCGTAGATAATAAATATATGGTTATTAGATATAGAAATGAGTCAGTTTCAACCTCTCAGTACTGAAGAACCTCCTGAAATCAAATTTTCCAGACCAAAATCACACAAGAGAAGAAGACCAAAGACCCGCAAAGAACCGAATCTCACAAAGAGAGAGAGACTTGATTTGCAGAGATGGGAGAAGGAGATGATTGCGTTGAATAAGAAGTTGAATGAACAGATTAAAAAACGCAAGAGTTGCAGGAAACAATCCCTCGCAAAGACGTTGGCAAATGCAAAAAGGTTGAAATTGTCAAGAAAACGCAAGGCACGTAAACAAAAGGAGAAAGAATCGGTTGTTCCTTTGTCTGAACCTGAACCGGAGGTTCAAGAGGAACCAGTCCAAACATCTATGGAAAGTAATATGTCTGAACCAGAAACATCTATGGAAAGTAATATGTCTGAACCCGCAGAATCATCTGAGAACAATGTTCCTGAATCCGCGGAATCTGTTGAAAGTAATGTGTCGGAAGAAGCACAAACACAGACAGAAGGGGAGGAGAAACCAAGTATTATTAATTCCGTTACAGAAGGTGTTAAATCTGCCGCATCTTCCGTATCTTCTGCGGCGGAAAGTGCAGCAGAATCAGTTGGGTTAAAAACGCCTGAAGAGGAAAAGAAGGAAGGTGGTCGGACCCGTAAAGGTAAAAAAAACGGTAAGAATGGTAAGAAGAGTCGACGTTAACGACTAGGCATTAACGACTAGTCATTAATGTACCCTTATATATATACAGTATACGATGGAATACAATTCCAACTCAATATCAAATTCCGGAAATATTCTGCAAGTGAGATCGAATGGCGTTTTTTCTCCGTGGAAAATGATGTCAGGCGGGGTACGTAGAAAATCCGGAATTTCTAAAAAAAATACCCGAAGGTATAAACGCGGTAAAATTGGAAAAGGACGAAGAACGAGAAGACGTATATAACGTGTTCACCCCCCTCACGAGAGTATAAATCATACAAAATATAAACCAATATTGTATGATTCGAATATGGCAGGTGAAAACATACTAATCCAATTGCTGATAAAATACTTTAATGAAGAAAAATTAACTGTCATCCTCCTCGTATTACTGTCTATCGCAGTGAATGGCATCCAATCGCAAGGTATTTCCAGAATTAATGCCGAAATTATCCAGTCAATTGAAAAGGGGCGCTCAGAAAGAACCACGCAGGTTTTCTTCTACTTGTGTATTGCGATACTACTATTCCTTTTTGTAAGTTACCTATACACCCGCATTCAGAACGAACTTCTAACAAAATTACGACAATGGATGCGATTCAACATGTTGAACATACTTTTGAAGTCCAATAAGGAAAACATGGACGAAATCAATTACCCCAAAATCAGTTCTCCTATAAACAGAGCAGCGTCGGTTTGTTATATGCTGTTCAGTGTAATATTTAGTAAGATTTTACCGGATACGTGTTTCGTCTTGATAGTTACTGCATTCTTGTTTTCCACAAACGTGCCTATCGCAATGCTATTTTTATTTGGTAACGCGATTATCGCTGCAATCGTAGTTTTGAATTGGGATACCATGTTACAAAAAAATAAATTGGCAGTCGACATTGAATATGAAAACGAAGCACGTCTTCTTGAGATTCTGCACAACTTCGACAAAATCATTTACCGAGGGCAGACAGAGTACGAATCGAAAACATTCAAAGACCGGTCGATCGAGGCGTTCGAAAAAGCATTCGACTTTCAAAACACATCTGAAACATACGGTCTATTAATAAACATTGTCATATCTTGTATATTTGCAGTCATTTTATGGTGGATTATAAAGGCATTCTATTCAAAAGAAGTGACCGCGACATATCTGATTACCGCATTAACAATGTTGATTCTGTACCGCGATAAAATGTCGGGACTAATTAATGTTGTACCTGATTGCGTAGAATTCATAGGAAGAACCAGCACGGTTTTGCAGTATTTCAAAGATATGTCTTTAGCAAAAATCGAGAATGAATATAATGCCAAGACGCTCCCATTCCATAAAATCGAGTTCGACAATATTTCGTTCAAATACAAGACGAATACAACCGATGTCGTTTCTGGTCTGTCCGTCGTATTTAATACAAACAACCACGATATCATTGGAATAACCGGACTTTCGGGTAAAGGAAAGTCGACTATTATGAAAATCTTGCTGAAGATGCATTCGGTGAAGGAAGGGACCGTTTATATCGACGGACACAATATCGACGAATTGTCGCCGGATTATATTCGCGCGAATATCACGTATGTGAGTCAGAACGGCAAATTGTTTGACCGTGTTGTCCTGGAGAATATTATGTATGGTTGCTCGAATCCGGAGACTTGTTCAGAGGAGTTGCAAAAAATACTGAGATATCCGAAGATTCGCGATTTGTTCAAGAACATCGATATCGAAAATAAGAAGTCGGGCAATTTAGGGGAGAATCTTTCGGGAGGACAGCGGCAGATAGTGAATATTATTGGTGGACTGATTAACCCGTCGAAGATACTGGTACTGGATGAACCGACGAATGCGTTGGACTCTGCGTTGAAATGGGAGTTGATGCAGGTGATTCAGGATTATAGCGAGAAGAAGAATGCGATTTTGATTATTACACATGATAAGGAGTTGGACCAGATATTCACGAGCAAGGTGAAATTATAAGGGAATAAAATCGACAAAACGACCCGATATAACATAAATATCGGAGTGACGAATGTCTAGTCATATAGGCAAAACCCTATACGACTAGATGCTAAGCGCAAATATTTCGCAAATAATCCGGAATGAAATAAAGGATTATTACAAATGACCACGAACCTCCTCATCATGGCACATGGACTCCTCTATATGGACGACCATGATAATACAATGCCATTCCATAGTCCGAAAACCACCGTCATCACTGTCGCTCCCATGGCGCGTACCAGTTGGTCGAATTTACAAGTGGAATATGATTTGACGATGGCACTTCATAAAAATCTGAAAACCCGTCCAGAATTGCCGTTCGATGAAAATGTCGAAAAATCATGCGAAGAGTCCGGCGTAATAGATGTTATCAAGAAATATCCTACCCACGTCACGAAGTCGTTCAGTATACAAAAAGACGAAATTGCAAATAAATTGCTGATATTTGACGACCCAGATCCTTATTACGGAATATGGTATTTAGATGATGAAGACGGACCGATTAATTTGCTCGATACAACGATTGTGTTTCCCACGGTCGGAGAGGAAGACAAGAAAATGTATTATTTTAGCGAAATCCTGGAAATTTTACAAAGTGTTTTTTCGAACTCGACGATCAACATCTTGGATTATAGTTGCAGTTCGTGTTTGTATCCGAATTCGGAAATTGTTCGAAACTCGAATTCGAGAACGGTGCGAAGACTCTCGAGACGAATGAAGTTTGTGCTAGATAAAAAGAAACCGAAACGAACACTCCATAAAAAGTCGAAAAAACGCAGCAAGAGTTCGAGTAGTAATAGTAAGGATCGAAGTATAAAAATTCAGAAATCTTAGCGTCTAGTCATTAGACGTTCGTTTCTTGTGCATCCTCTAACACCACCATACATTTCTTCGGACCCGTCTTTCTTTTCGGATCTTCTTTCTCATCGTCCGATTCATCTCCTTCGTTCTCGCCGTCCGAAGAATCTTCCAATTTCACTACACATTTTGCCGTTTTCATCGTACTCGCAGCACTCCTGTAAACCAATTTCCACTTCTCCATTTCTCCCTCACCAAACCCCCCATATTTGGTGCTATTAATCGACTTGATGGTATATTCGCACTTCTTGTAATACCGGCGCCTCTTTGCCCACTGATTCTTGAACACATCGTGTCCGTCCACAATATCGACCACCAACGGTTTGTCGTGTTTTTCCCGCAAAATACGACCAACAGACTGCACAATATCTGTCTTCGGTGTCACCATGACCAACGTATTTAGCGTCTTGATATCGAGTGCCTCTGCTGCCATCGCATACGTGGCAACAACCACCTGTTTCTCCTCGGTCTCTTTCAAAAAGACCTCCTTCATTCCCCCCACATAATACCCTGCCGTCGCAATCTTCTGTGCCACAATCGAATCGTGCAAATACGTCAGAATCGACCGATTATGTGCTAAAATCATGATTTGCGCGCCCGGTTGTTCCTTAATCAGGTCCCGAATAACCCTGACAATAAAATCACTGCGATCCCCGTGATCACACAGTTTCACAATCATGGTGCTATATTTAGGATTCCCCCGGAAATCGCATTCAACTTTGTTGAATTCGGCGTCCTTACTGACATATTCAATGGCACGGACTTCGACGTCATGTTCCCCACCGTCGCGCTCGCCTTTGAACACCACCTCTCCCAAAAACTGTTTGAAGACATACGTCGTTCCATCTTTACGCTCCATCGTCGCAGATAGACCCAACATGTACTTGGAAACAATCTTGAACAATGCACGAGAAAACACTTCGCTCGATATGTGGTGGACCTCGTCGATGATGGTCAGACCGAAACTCTCGAACACTTTCGGGTCGTAATCTTTCTGCGAAATCGACTGCAACATTCCTAGCACGATATCTTTGCCTTCAATATCGATTTCGGGACCTTGTATTCTTCCGACTTTCGCCTCTGGCAAAAACTGCGATATCCTCTCTATCCATTGATTTAGCAAAAATTCTTTGTTGACGATGACCAGCGTCTTCTTTTTGAGTCTAGCAATGATATTTAGTGAGAGGACGGTTTTACCGAATGCGCAAGGGAGTTCAAGGAGACCACCGCCACCAACCCCTTCCCCTGAACCCGAATCTGGTGGATTTACGGCATTCAGATACGCTTCGACGACGGGCACTTGTATCGGGCGTAATCCACCGGCAAATTCAATGGCAATATCATCGCCTGGATGTATTGCCATCCGCTTGACTTCGCCGAACACCGATTTACCGTAGAATCGCGGCAAATATATTTTATTGCTGGATTCGCGGTAAATGGGGTATTCGACGGTATCTGCCGCGCCGAAGGCGCCACCACCCGTCACGGGTCGAACGGTTAACGTTTTCCTGATATCTTTGAGTTGTGTCTCCGACAACTCCGATTTAGGAATGGTGTATCCTCTCGGTCCTAGATAAGTATTTAGTGTTTGCGGGGGTGTAATACTAGGCACAACCTCATCTGCCACGACGCATTCTTTGTTGGTCGTTGAAGGGGGATTGAATGCCGCGGGTGCTTTTGCGGGTCGCCATTGATACTTCGACCCCGACGATTTCTTGTAACGATTCATTTCAGTAAGTATCTATAAAAGCGAACTATATTCTTGATTATAAAAGTTGGTATAATTCTGTATGCTTATCGCTTTATGTATTTCATTTTATTCTTTATCCGATCTTATTGTGCCATCTTCTCAATAAATAGTAAATGGAATTGAAATATGTGTTTATGTTTTTTGCGACATTTAGCGTTTTGCTGTTTTCCCTCGTTTTGCTAAAACGGACGTTTATAGCACAACTACTCGGTCCGGGAATACCAGAACCATTCGGCGATAAGATGGAAGATATACATATGTGGTTGCAACCATACTAGTGTATGGTTGCCTTGTTGCACTGAAACCATACTAGGGTATGGTTGCCTTGTTGCACTGAAACCATACTAGGGTATGGTTGCCTTGTTGCACTGAAACCATACTAGTGTATGGTTGCCTTGTTGCACTGAAACCATACTAGAATAGGGTTGCCTTGTTGCCTTGAAACCATACTAGAATCGGATTGCCCGCACAATGCAAATTCTACACACTTCGTATCTGTCCGGAAATCCTATAATGTGAATGTATAGTATATTTAATTTAGAAAACGATGAATATGAATATGTTGGAATTAAAGAAATTCGGAGTATTTGATATTATTCTCCTATTATTATTCGTGATTTATGTCGTGTTTCCGGTTCCGACTCCGCAGTGGTTGGTACCCTTCATCGATTCGCCATTTGGGATGGTGGGCATTTTCGCGGTTGCAGTGAGTCTCTTTGTTTACCGCAGTCCGATTTTAGGAGTTTTGTTTATTTTTGTTGCCTACGAATTGTTGAGAAGAAACCACTACGTGCCTCCTGCGAGTCCGATTGTGTCTGAAACGAAATACGCCGCGAACCGTGTTCCTCAGAAGATTCCTTCACAAGAAGAGAAGAATGTTGAATTGAATGCAATGAACCCTCCTCGCCTAAGAACGCTAGAGGAAGAAGTGATTTCGAACAAATCGCCGATTGGAGTGTCGCAAATCCCGGTTGGATTGGAGACGGGGTTTCATCCTGCAAACGATAAGACGACACTTGGTATGAGCGTCGCATAAACGTCTAGTCATAAAAAATAATTCATATAGATTACTGCAAAATCTATATGGATTCAACCATATATTTAGGACGGATTACTAATCTTGTTAAAATATGATATCGCCGCAAGTTGTAATGTAGCAACAACAATAAATACGAGCATATGCGTAACAAAAACAAATTGATTTCCGGATTTCATAGACCCAATCATTGCCAAGAACGAATAAATCAGACCCGCAAATACAATCCATTTTAACACTTTTCCAGTAAAGGAATAACAATTGGTACTGAAAATCTCCGAATAGACTTTTAGTGGATGATCCGTTTTTTCGAATCCCGAACCATCTACCTTCGCAACGCCGTTTATTTTCAAAACCGCGCTTGTGGCACTGAAGAATGCGAGGATAAGTCCAATTGCAACAAAGTAATACGTAGTGTTTTTTGAAGTGACACCATTGACTATACATAATATTGCTACGGATATCAATGTAATCCCCCAGTATACATTGATACTGTAGTGATTGTCATGAAGAGCGTTTTTAGCAAGACTGAACATACCGAGTTCCGTATACAAAATCGGACCTCCTATGTACGTAGCACCTGCAATCATGATTGCCATCATAAAAAGTGATATTGTTGTCGCGGTAGTACCTGGGTCGACTTTCTGTTTTTCTGTAGGTCCGTCCTCTGTCAACAACTCACAAGACATAATCCAGTCTAAATCTTGCTGCTGCATTGTCGCATTTTTATTCGTATCTACAGTGTGATCTAATGATAGACCGGATATACTACCAATATTGTAAAATTTGTTGTTCAGATACTGTTTGATGGGTATTGCGGAGGTAGAGTCGAGAGTAATGGTAACTGGAAATGTGTTGATGGACGGCACTACACAACTGCCCCCATTTTTAATATAATTGTTCAAGTTTAAATTTATGGTTCCTCCGGATGCACTAATAATATTATCTACATCCGACAAAGAAGTATGTTCGGTACCGTCTGGGGGGGCAACTTTTAGCGGAACCGCAAGAAATACCAAATTCGAAGTCATGTCATTCACGTCCGCATAGCATTTTATAATGAGGTGCCCGGGTGTGTTTGACGATGAAGATGCGCTTGCTACAATTACTGAATATGCACTATAATTTAGATTGTTGAGTTGGATATTTGTGATAGGTTGTCCTACATTGGACAATTGTATTTCATTTGAACTTGGAGAACCGACTCCGTCTAATGGGAGAGATATTGATGGGAAATTATAATATACGGTTGTCATTTTATACTATATGAGATTAACTATAGTATAAAACATCATTTTTACGCCGATATATCTAGATTATTCATGGAGTAAGCAAGTTACGAGCGAACGTAGTTGAATTAGATTATTCATGGAGTAAGCAAGTTACGAGTGAACGTAGTTGAATTAGATTATTCATGGAGTAAGCAAGTTACGAGTGAACGTAGTTGAATTAGATTATTCATGGAGT